TGTAAGTATGCTGAGATGAGCATTGCGGCGTGTTGCATGTTATCAGCTGGATGACCGTAGTCGTTGAGACCACGATCTTGCACGATGTCGCTGGCACTTTGTAAAATCTCCTGATATTTCATTCTTCCCAGAATTCCTGTCTGCTAAGGGATCGACCTCGATGCCAACCCTCACGAATACCTCGTTCTTTACCGAGTCTATACGCATCAAAGGCTACAACGCTCATGCTGATAAAGATTCCAATGATACAAATCAATAGCATCTTGTCTTGGTTGCTCATTACTTGACCGCCCTTAATTTTGGATAGTGACCATTAAATTCCACAAACTCCTGCAATGTCACTGCACTTTTATATTCGTTGCAATCTGTGCAGACCATTGTGGCAGTCATGTCAAAGCTGCAATACAAGCAGTAATACTTCTCAACTGCTGGTGTGTAATAGACCTCAATTGTAGCCATTATGCGCTTACCGCCATCTCGTACATGTCATAGTTAGTCAGTAGAATGTAAGACTCCATGTTGTCATCGTATGATTCTTCAAACGCATGACCATTATCTTCTAAGAATGTTCTGGCTAGGATTAAAGCAGCTGCTGAATCTACCCAATAGCAAACAGCCCAATCAAAAGAAACTTTATCTAAAAAGCGATCTGACTGAATTTCCCAGTCATTACCTTTCCATCCCATAGCTGTGTCTGTTAGTGCATCAAAGTCTTTTGCTGTGATCTTCATTTTTGTACCTATCTGTAGCGATGCCCTTGATCGCTTACAGAATTAGAATCTCACGCTGGTAAGACATGGTCAAGCATATTTAGGTAACAAAACGATAACGATTTACTGGTACAACTTCCCGTACAATGTAAATGATCCGTCCTTGTTAATAGGCACAAGCATGGGAGAAACTCGGTCTCCATGAGTCTCAATCACTGCCACGCTCATCTGCCAATTAGCACTGCCAGCCTTCAAATAAGAGGCTTTCTTCTTGTCCATGACATTCCCAGCCTCTAAGCCCCACAAAGTCCTGTATGAGGCTCCTATGCCCTCTGTGAAGGCACTAATACCTGCTCTGTGGGTGTGACCACAAACGACAGACCTACCAAACTTACGGGCTAGACCAAGAGCTGTCAGTCCAGCATTGGTATTCATCGATCCTTCGTCACCATGCACTAAGACCCATCCTTTGTGAAATTCGTATGGCTTTTTGTGGAAACGAATCCCCAAGTCATTGAAGCCCATAAAGTTGGAGTAGTCGAGTTCTGGAAGTCCAATGAGGCTAGGAGCTCCTCTAACGAGAGTGTGGTAAAGACGATCGGTGTGGTTGGATCTAGTGATGTCGGTGGTTCCCAGATCCCAGAGGATGTTTTGAGCCAGACTTCTGTCTGCATCTAATTGCCCCTCATATTCTAGGTGAGTGCCCTTAGCCCACTTGGATTGGCTTTGCATGTCTAGTTCATCGCCTGTGTTTAGGACAAGGTCAAACTTCTCACGCTTTACTAATTTGACTAGATTTTTAACAGCTTGCTCGTGATGATAAGGGATTTGTAGATCCGATATCACTAGATAGCGTTTTTTAATCATCATCCTCATCTTCGTAATCGCCTAACTTCTCAGGCGGTACTCCATCAGGCAAAATCCAATGCGGATATGCTTGGGGTTCAGTAATCATAAACATGGCAATATCTTCTGCAAAGCCTGCTCGCTTTAATGAACTAAAGTATTCATAAAGCCCAATGCAGTAGGCATCTAATTTAGAGTAACCTTGCTCTTCTAATGCCTTAGTTGCTTTTCTTGCCATGACAAAATTATCGCTCTAGGAGTATGTTGTAGATCTCATCGACACGCGAATTGAGTCGCTTAATTTCTCCAAGCAGATGAGTAATGACATAGCCTGATAGACCACCTATGATGCCAATGGTTGCTATGTAAAGAGTGAAGAAGTCTTGCTGTGTCACTTCTTCAAGCCTAGAGCAGTATCGTTTGCGTTTAGGTATCGCAAAACTGGTGGAAGAATTGAGGCTACGCCTGCTGCAATGAGAGCTTTAGGATCTGAAACTCCAGCTGCTGCCATGCTGATTACTGCTACTAAAAAGGCTCTTGCCCATGAACCTGCTGCTGTCTTTAATTCATTCATTACTGGCTCCTAACATAGGTACTTGAAAAAAAGCCCCATCATCGTCAGCTTCTTTCGCAAACGAGATGTGACAGTGGTGGTTGTGTTTGTTAGTGCCCTCGTATGTTCTCCAAGCCCATGCCTTTTTGCTAGAGGCGATACGACCATCAAAGATAATGTAGGTAATGCGTCTTTCTTTTTTAGACTTGCATAAGAGACGAATCTGATCTGCAAGATCTGGCATGAGGTCTGGCTTAGCCCTACCACTGAGATCACGATCAACATCGATGGCACGAACCCAGCCATTAACATCGGGATTATGATCGCTAGGGCGAGCTGCGTGTCGAGTATCACCGATCCAGCCATCCGATGTGCGGTCACGACTTGGGTAGGAATGATCAAACTGTTCCCGAAGTTGTGAAGCAGCTTTACTTAGTTTTGGCTTCATTGATCACAATCGGTGTGGATTGTTCCGCTTGTCGGCGGTCGTATTCTGACTTTGGCATTGAGGTAAATTCTCCGTTGCCTCGGTCAATGATTGCGTGTTCTGTTATTTCATTTGTCAATAAGTTTTCTGATTCAATAAAAGTTACATTTTCCATTTTACAACTCCGCACTTAATCCGAGATAAGAAGGTAACGTATTACCCAAAATAACATAAGTTCTGTATTGAGTTAAACCAGATGCAACAGTTGCTTCTACGCATACAACCGAAGAATCAGAAGTTGCAGTATTAATAATCAAGTTTGTTATTAATAGTGCTGCATTTACATAATCAAATAATCTTAAAGAAGAATAATCAATAGCAGTCACTGCGCTTCGCATACTTGTAGTTAGTTTTAATGGAATCAATGCCTTTGTTCCGCTATAAGCAATTCCATTTTGATTGTAATCACCAGTTCCGATGTTTGTGAAACGCTGGTAATACCTCTGGCAGGCGCTAAGTTCTCCTTGGAGTGTTCCTGTTGCAGTTTGGAAAGCGGTAGCAACTGAACCTGCTTCAGCCTGAAAGCCCCAAATTTGAAATGTTCCAGTTTGATCGCCTACGCCTGAACCAATTATTGCATCGGAAAACAAAAGATAAACATTTGTAAAACTTGAAGTACCGATTGTTTTTCCGCTAATGCTTGGGACAGTTATCTTAAAAGAATAACGAGTCCAAGATGTGCTGATTGCTTGCTTTGTTCCAATAGTATTGACTGAACCTGAACCGCCTGAACCAAAATCTTGATTGACCACTACATCTACCGATGGAGTGCCGCTTGCAGCCTTAGCCCAAAATGACACGACAATAGACTGATTTGCAAAAGTTCTAACATCCTCAATGCGTTGGCTTATTCCAATGTAACTGCTCGTTGCAGCACTAATTGCACATTGTAGAAATGTCGAACCTTCATAACCAGCAACAGGGGCTGTTCCAGGAGTAAATGTCTGTGGAGTAAAAGCATAAGTAACTGTTCCACCACTTAGAGTTCTCCAGCGGTCAAAAGTATAAGTATCGTTAGCAGTAACGCTAGAAAATCCTCGTTGATTGATTCTGTAATCACCATTGATTATTTTATTCTTACCAGCAGCCCAATTTGCTTGGTATGAAAGTCCAGTTGAAGTGGAACTATCTGCTACGAGTGTCTCGCCATTGTTGCCCACTGAAAGGTTAGCAGGAGTAGAAGCAGCTGTTGCAGCAGCAATAGATCCCTTAGCTGTGTAGGTGCTTTTAGGAGTCATGGTAGCCATAGTTGTATCAATGGCATTGCCTAGTGTGCGAATAGACAGCGCACCATTTTTAACTAGATCTGTGTTATCGGGTTCTAGCCACCCGTAATTAGGACTCGTTGCCATTTAAGATAATACTCCTGTCGCGTTGTTCCATGTAAGTGTAGCATTTGTGGTTGCCCATGTTATAGTGCTAGGCAAAACTGTATCCCATTGTGTCGTAGATAGGGATAGATCCGTTGCTGTGATATATAGGGTCAAATCCACATAATTAGGATTGGCTCGCATAGTTATGTTTTCGACAAAGCCATCAAAAGTGCCATTAAGAAGATTGCTTGGAAGGTTATTAATTAGGACTGGCTGACCAAAAAAGATCCCAATAAGACTGTTAAGCATGGCAGTAGGGATATTGTCATTAGTCAATCTAAAGGTGATGGCTTCTAACTGGTTTCTAGGGCTTCTGCGTAGGTTGAGCTGTCGATTGGCAATGTCTGTAATGTCAGTAAGACTCTTGATATTAGAGTCAGTTGATCGCTCATAAAGCCCATAGACAGCAATGGAGTCTTCATCCGATGTGGTGTAGGTCGAGCCATAGGATGCGCCATATTTATAGATAAGGCTATTGCGGATACGCGAGATCGCAGTAGTGGATTTGATAGTGGTAGGCACTGCAAAATCACCATCTAAGAATGTGTAGCCATTAGCAGCTAGATAGTTAGATCTATGATCCGCATCGTCAAAACAGACATTTCCGACATTGTTCTCATATACCTGACCGAGTCCTGA